GGTTATTATCTTTGGGCTTTGCGCCGTTGATATTGATGACTGTGCCTCTGTTTTCATTTTGCTCCTTATCGTCTAGCAGGTTAGAGAGTTCCTGTTTAGTTGCCTCTAGGGCGTTTATTTGTCCTATTATATACTTGTATGTTTCCATATTGTCAACCCCTCCGGACGTTACAGAGATTGCTAATGTTCTGATTCTATTATCTAAAGCTCGTCTTAATTTATATATTACGTTTTCTAAATCAGCCATATTATACTACACCAACTGCACTTAGGCAGTTAGGGCAATTCTTTCTAAATCTATTGTGGTCACTACAATGTAAGACCGCTTCTTTCATTTCTTCTATAGAAGTTTCTTCCAAAACTACTGGTTCTTCTTTTTTAGGTGTGAAAAAACCTTTCACCCAGTTTATAAAATGTTTAATCATTATTTTATTTGACAGCCTACTTTTTTACCACCCATGACTGCGCCACCGCTAGCATATTTTTTTCTCTTCTCACCTCTAACCCACATATGTGGTCCATGAGGTCTAGGTTTTTTTGCTTTTCCACCTTTAGCCATTTTCATCGACTTTTCTTTTCGGGCTTTGTTTTCTGCCTTCCACTGTATGTCTAATGATTTATCTCCATAATCTTCTATTTTATAAGTTTTATCGTCAAAACGTTTTGCAGCTCTTTTTATACTAGCCCAGCTTCCTTCTCTTGTAGCGTGGGGTTTTTTGTGAATTTTTTCATCTGAAGCGCCCAAAACTCTCGTTCCTTTTGGAAATGCACTTTCTATAGTAATTACTTTTGGTTTTCGTTTTCGTTTGTAATCAGGACCCATACTTCTTCCTCCGGGTTTTCCTCTTGTTGCTCTAGGTCCAGCTTTTCTAGCGTTTTCTTTTCTAAAGTGTCTTTTATATCTGTTTTGTTCAGGTGTCGTCGGTTTTCGTGCTGCAGTTCCACCTGTTGCTAATTCACTTCTAATTCTATCTTTTTCTTCTCTTAAATTTCTTTTGCCTTTTGAAGTGTGAGCTTTTTCAGCGTCTACTCTTCCAAGTTCTTCTAATCTATTTTCTCTTTTAGTATTCATTACTTATCATATCCTTTTTTAGGTGGATTAGAAGGATCAACTGGAGCATCATAGTCTCCAATTGAATAAGCTCTTTTAGTATCTTTCATATGTTGAATTTTTTTCTTAGCTTTTTCTCCTTTATGAACAGCATCTTTATGTTTGTTCATTTCATGAATATTTTTTAAATAAAAATGACCTTTACCTGCTTCTTTACTTTGTTCTAAAGATTTTTTAGTAGGTTTAACAGATTTAATATCAGGACTTCTTTCACCGTACTTAATACGTTCTTCACGCGTAGATTTACCAGCTGAAATTTTTTTCTGTTTATATTTTTTAACAGCTCTACCAAAGCCTTTTTTTGCTATTCCAAATATGCTCATAAGTCCTACTTATTAATTTTTTGGTTGGGTCTTTTTCCCCATTTTCCGTAAGACTCATCTCTACGATCTTTCATAGATTGTTTCTTACCAGATTCTTTTCCAGTTCTCATGCCTAGAGATTCATCTTCTCTATCTTTGTAGCCTTGCTTCTTAGCTTTGCCACCTTTTTTCATTCCTTTACTTGCGTAAGGAAATCTGACATTTGATCTAACACCGTTCTGTCTCATATTTTCTCCTAACTATTTTTTTCCATTTCTGAAAATTTGTGTACCCTTTATACCATAAATACTTGCAACTACAAGTATCCATAAATTTGTAAACCAGCTCGGCAATGCTTGAAAATGCTCAAAGAAGACTTTTATTTTGTCCATTGCCTGGACATCGTCTGAAAAGACTCCATATGCGAGCACCACGATTGGGAGTGTGAGAATTATCAAAACCGCCTCGTCCTTATAATCTGACTGACGCGCTTCTAATAATTTGCCCTGGTAAGCTTCCTCACCTCGAGCTTGTCGCTCTGCATGCAATACCTGTGCGTCAGACATTGCTATTTTTGCCTTCTGCTTGTTAGCGTAAATTTTACTTCCAGCAGAAACGGCTAATTTAATTGCCGATAACCACATATTAGAACCAAGTTGCTGTCTGTTTTCTAGCTTTAGTAGATGAACCTTTGCCACCTGTACTTCTAACAGTCACTTTATCACCAGTTGCAATTCTAGCACTTGATCCTCTAATACTAGATTTAGCTCTTGGATCTTTTATTAAATTCTGAGGTGGAATAGAAATTTTATTTCCGCCTTTTAAGTAACCGTCTTTGTTAGTAAACATTGACTGATTGTATCCTTTGCCTTCTTTTGCCATATTTTTCTCCTAATGGTTTGTATATACTAAGATTTAGGACCTTTCAAGGTCTTAACATCTTTAGCCTTCATTCTATCTGAAGTTAGTTTAACATCAGCAGATATCAATGATTTTTCAATTGCTGTATCTGCTCTTAAATTAGCTAAATCTTCGTTCTGTTCCAGTTTATCATCAGTGATTTCTCTGTTTTGAACCATTTTAGCTTTATCTAAATTCATTCTTTGATCTAGTTCTTGTTGTTTTCTTTCAGCATCCATTGCTTTAAGATCTACTTCTCTCTCTTTAAGTTTCAATAATGGATCATGATCAAATCTGCTAGTAATAGCTTTTTCCTCGTTTAAAAATTCCTCAGTCATATCTGCAATCAATACAGCTTTTCGAGCTTCAATTTTTTGAGATATTTGTTGAAGTTGTTGCTGGACTTGTGGGTTTTGAACAGCCTGCTGTTGCATTTGCGGTAACACTTGAAACTCTTGTGCAAATTCCAATTGTACTTGTTCTTGTGCCATCAATGATATGTGCTCCATAATATTTTTTTCTAATGCTGCAGTAATGCTAGGATTATTTCTAACAAAGTTACTTGCCATAAAATTTAAGTGAGCAGTTATATGTGCTCTATGATCTTGACCTGGGAACGCTTGAAAAGGTTTCATACCCATTGCATCGATATGTTCGATTGCTGGATCTTTTGGTTGATTCGGTGGAGGTGGTGGTAATATTCTATCAATATCCTTTACACCTAATGCTTCATACATTTTTCTATAACACATATATAAATTGTGCATCTGTGGATTAGACATAGCTAATTGCAATTCAGATTGTGCTAATGAAATTCTTTGTGACATTGAAAATATATTTGGATCAGCAACAGGTAGAATATCTACTCTATCATCAAAATCTTGAACTTTAATATTTCTTTGTCCACCTACAACATCATAAGGATATTCTGGAGGTAAATAAGTTTTAAAGATATTAGCAAGTAATTTAAATTCTTGCTTTAACGATACATACAGTCTTTTATGGATTGCTGACATTACCCGAGAGCCACGCTCTAATAGGGCTACAGTCGTACCAACAGCTGCTGATTGGTTCCCGTCACCGACTTGCATGTCAGCAATCGACGCGAATCTTTGTCCTGCTTGAACGACTATTCCCATCAATTGCAATAATGTAGCAGAAGGTTCCTTGTAAGGTAAGAATACAAATGCATCTTTTAAGTTTCCTCCTGGTGTATCTACATCTTTAAATTCACCTGGTTGTATGTTTGCGGCATCATCTTTTACTCTGACACCTCTTTGTTTAAATCCTGCCGGAAGATTTGATAAAGTTCCCGCGTCTAATAATTGACGGAGAGCCGCAGTTGCAGTACGGCTCAATCCGCCAATCATATGAATGAGTCCAAGGCCATAAAATCCAAGTCCTGGCAGAAATTTGAAATGGACGAAATATTGGATCTTATTTTTCTTTGGATCATTGGGCGCGAAGTTTCGTCTTATCGACAAAACTTTCCGACTACCTTGCTCGATTGTAACGATGTAAGGTAATTTTATTCCTGTTGGTTCGCCATCCGGACCAACGTCTTCAAAACCTTCTAAATCAAGGTCTACGTGGAATTCTAGTAATGTATATAAAGGTTCAACTCTTTGTGATTTAGTCATACCTTCTAATTCTAATTCTTTTTTCTTTAATTCATTTGTATTTACATCTTGTGGTCTGTTTAATTCTATATCAGAATAAAAACCATTTACTTGTTGTTTACGTAAATCATTTTCAGACACTTTAATTACATGACAAACTGAAGTCGCATCTTGTAAAGATGTTGCAGTGTATGGCACGATTAAATCATCTGCTGGTACAAATTTAGATACAGCTCTACCTAATAATTCATCATAATAAATTTTTTTAAATGTAGAACCTGCAAGTGGAAGATAAAATAACATTTGATCAAACTCAGGTTCGTATTCTTTCATTTGATCCATGAGTTGATAGTTCATGAAATCTTTAACACGCTGAGACTGTTGTTCTTTCTGGGGATTCGATGCTCCCATAGTTTGAGTTCTTACTGGTCCATCAGCTGGGAGTAACTCTTTATAAGCGAGCGCCTGAAACTGAGTAACAGCTTCAGCAAGTACCGGGTGAGTCGCCCCCGACGCGCCTTGGAAAGGTTCGGTTCTATTTTCATATTTGAATCCTAACAGATCTAAGCCTACAGTGTAAGCCCTTTCCCAATCAGCACGAGATACTTTATATTCTCTATAATCTCCCTCAAGCCTATTGGCTAGTGGATCAGTAATGTCTTCTGGTAATAAATCATTTAAGTTTGCAAAGTGATCACCCTCTTCTGGAAGAGGCATTGCATTTGGATCAAAATCAATTGTTGCCCCTTCTTCGTCTTCTATAACTTCAACGGGACCTTGTGGTGTTTCTGGTGCCTCCAAATTAACAACCTCTGCAACTTCGTCGTCTGGTCGTTTAACATTTGGGAGACTTTTATCTATTTCTGCCATTTAAATTCTCCTGCTTCTTCTTATCTTGTTTTTTATCTTTAATCAACCCCTGTGGATTAGGGCCTCTTAATGGTGGTATTTCCTTCCATTTAACGTTCTTCATGTTTTTAACTAATGTTGGATTATTTTTTGACATTTAAACTCGCTATTCCGCCTTGTGCATATCTAGGAACAATTTGTGATTGCCAATTTCTATCAGCTATAATTCCTCGTTCTGTTCTCTCGTCTATTCTTGCCTGTTTTTCTTTTGCTATTCGTTCTCTTGTCTCCGCTGCCTCTTCCTGAGCTTGTAGCCACAATTCTTTACTCCATTGATCCGGAACTTCTCCAGAAAGCAATTGTTCTACAGCATCTTCAGTTCCTCCTTGAACCCAAGGAGTATCAATTAAAAATGGATCTAAGTTTAATGTAATTTTATCCTTAATACCTTGTAAAACATTTTCTCTGGATTTTTCTCTTCTTGCTTTATCCATTCCTATTCTTCCTTGAGGATTAATTGTTTGATTTTGTAAGTTCACATATTGATCTCCCAATTCTAAAGCTTTTTCCTGTTGAACAGCTAATGAATTTTCTGGAAGTGCTGCTTCAAATTCTTCTTGTTCTGATTGACCTAATATTGGACCAAAACCATAATCAGTTGCATTCCCTAAAATTCTTTTCCAAGATTCTCCAGCTGCATAATCTCCAATTGCAAATGGAACCATAAAACCTATTTCAGCTAACACACCATAACCAGTCCACTTAGCAGCGCCCATAGCTCCTCTCATAAGTTTTGTAAATTTACCTAATTTTTGAATTGCATCTTTGCTTCCATCAGCTGCTTCTGCAACAGTTTTATTGTATCCTTTTTTATAATCAGCTACTGAAGTACATTTACCTCCTTCACCTTTTCTACATGGAATACCAGAACGAACTAAAGCTTCTCTTAAACCTTTAAATTTTGTTTCATCAAATTTTTTTAAACCTGTTTCAACAAAATCTTCTACTTCTTTAATAGATTCAAAACCTTTTCCACCATATCGTAAACCTGTTTTATTATCTGTTAAAGTAATTCCTAATTTTTTTAATCGGTTATCCACATCTATTTTATCAAATACACCTGAGTTAATTTCAGTTCTTATTGCTCGTGCTTTTGAATTAGCAATACGTGTTACTAATTGAAGATCTTTAGTAGGAGTATGTTTAACTCCCCTTACGTGGTGTTTTTCTAAAGCTGATCTAGTTACATCAACTCCTTTTTCATCAATTAAATAATTTAATAAATGATTTAATTGTAATCTACTATCTATAGGCACTCCACCTTTAGTAAGAATATCTTGAATAGCTTGATTAGGAAGAGTTCTAGTTTTTTTAGTTATATCAACTAGTCTTTTAGTTTCTCCATAATCAGGATGAGAAGTTGCAACTTGTAGTCCATCATATTTATCAGCCCATTTTTTAGCTCCGTAATATTTATTTCCATCTGGGTCTATGTGACCAATAATTTTTTTGTTGCCTTTTATAGTTTCCCAAATTGGTTCATAACCAGCTCTATCCATTTGTGATAATAACCATCCATCAGCAGCGCCTAAATTATAGGCATATTTCCATTCTTCAGGATTACCTACAAATCTTCTTATCTGTTCATATAAAGCTTTAGATTCTCCTTTTCCTCCAGCTGCAATTCCGTATTTTCCTTTTACGTAAGTTCCATCTGCATTTTTACTAAAATCAATATCTACATCATGAAAATGTTCTTTAATTGCTATTTGAGCTTCTTCGGTAAGATCACCAAACTGTTTACTAGCTATTTTTCCTGCTTCTTGTTTAGTTACACGTTTTGCATAGTCAACACCCTCTGTTAAATATTTTTGTATAGTTTCTGATTTACCTCCAACTGCTTTCATAATTTGTTGTTGAGTTGGTAGTTTACCATCATTGTCTAATTTAAATTGTTCTACAAAGTCTTTTAATTTTTTAGTTGCTTTTCGCTTTTTAGTTTCTGCTGCTTTAGGAGCATAAAATTTACTTCTACCAGGTCCAACGTCCTTACCATCTTCAAACCCGATCCGTCCACCTTCAGCAAGGTCCATGGTTCGTGGTTCAAGGGCCTGTCTTAAAACAGGGTTCTTGATTACCGGCTCTTGGCTCTCTTCCATTCCAAACTTAATTAATTGTTTAAGATTCATTATTCTCCTAACATCTTAGCAATACCACCGGATGCAAAGTCATCTGCCATGTCTGCAGCAGCATCCGCATCAGCTTCTGCTTTACCTTGTTCCCATTCTAACTGTTGAGCTTTTTTAGTTGGTTTAGATTTTTTAACTTTACCAGTTGCAAACATTTCTACTTCATCAAAGTTAGATCCATGATCACCGAATTTTTCAATAGTTGATTCTTCAAACTTAACGTTTTCTGGATGGCCTCCAGTAAATTCTGCTTCTTCAACCCAGAATTCTTCTTTAGTCTTGGATCCTTTACCATGTGCTACAACTTTTCCTTCTTTAACGATAGGAGGTTCAATCAATTCTGACGCTTTATATTCTAATCTAACTGGTTGACCATAATGACCATCTGGAAAACCATGTTTATCTCTTCCAATATCAACCCACACATCTCCGTTGTTTAAATCTTGACTGACAGAGATAGGTGTTTTGGAATCTGGTAATTTAGTTGTATGAGTAATGAGTCTATCGTATTCTGTTATTTTTTCTGCTTTACCTTCTTTAATAACTTTATTTACAAGAGGCTTGAACCATGCTGGCATGCCTGGAATATCTTTAATTGGAACTTGTGTTAATTCTTTTGCAATCTGTTTTTTACCACCACCTTTAAGTAAACCAAATAATCCTGATTTCGCAGCGCCTACTGTTGCGGCTCCTGCTCCCATCGCTTTTAAAAAGGCTCTTCTTGCGGCATTGAATCCTCCAAGACCAAAACCTATTCTTTCATTTGTATCTTCTGCAAGTAAATAACTTAAACCGGTTCTACCACCTTGTGCAAAGTCTTCTGTTTCATCAATGATGTTTCTTTCAAATATGTGATCGGTAACACTTTCGTCACCTGCAATTTTTTCTCTGTCTGCTTTTGATAAACTTTTATATCGACCTTCTCCTTTTAAAACTTTATTAGTTTCTTTCATTGCCTCAATTGGGTCTAATTTTTTAATATCTGTAATAACTCTTTCAACAGTAACTACTTCTTCTGCAAAAGGTTTACCAAAATCTGCTTTAATAACTTTACCTCTTTTACCAAATAATGCTTCTGTAATACCTCTACCTTCAGGACTATCTGCAGATATAACTTTAGGTGATTGTGGTTTATTAAGTTCAATTAAATATTTAAGTTCTTGTTCAGACATTTTATCTAGATCTTGACCTTGTCTTTTAGCCGACTCAGCCCATCTTTTTACTTTTGCATCAACATTACTAGATAAAGTTTTACTAATAGACATAATACCTTCCTGTTGGAAAGGTGCACTTTCCTTCATTGCTTGCTTCATCAACAATTTTCTTAAAATAGATAATCCTGCCATAATTAATAATACACAAACTTCCTAGGCGCTTGTTTTTCATCTACATAGTCTTCAGGGTGTTTTAAAAAACCACCTTGTCTAAAGCGCATAACAGCTTGAGTCATACTATCAACTAAGTCGTCATGATCACCATGCGGGAATGCCGCACATTCCTCTATAACTTCCTCCGCAAATTTCTGGTCTGGCGCCCATATTAGACCTGATTCAAAAAGCGGAGCGCATGTATTTACTCTCACGTGTTTATCATTTCCTTTGCTCGGTGTAAAGTTCTGAACTGGTATGTCCATTTGCCGAAGTTCGTACGTTAAAGGCAGTCCTGATGCCTTTGCTTCGATGATAACTGACTCAGGATTCCAGTATTTGTACTGATCGAGAGCTAAACGCCTTAATTCAGGAAATTCATACCTCCCTTTGATGGCATCTACTAAAATAAGGTTAGCAGGTGAGTCTTCATTGGGATAAAACACTCCCCAAGTGGTAATTGCACTAAAATCGGCCGTTTCTTTTTTCATAAATGCAGTATCGTAAGATTGAATGACATAATGTAAGTTTGGAATGTAGTCTTCTTCCCATTTTCGCCACCATTCCCGTTTTATAAGTGCTCCTTCTTCAGAAGTTGGACGTTGCATCCACTGTGCATTCCATTTTCCAACTGGTAATGTGGCTTTTACCTTTTCAAGCTCGTCTAATTTCCAATATTCTGGCCAAACGGCTTCAGGTTTAGGTCCGTGATCCAAGATCGCCGGAAATTCGACCACTTCCCATTGATCACCTTTAATTTCTTTTTGATTTTTTAACAAAATTCCAGTTAAATCCTTCTTTGACCATCTTGTCATTACTAAAATAATTTTTCCACCTGGTTGAAGACGTTGTCTTGGACCAGATGTGTACCATTCATACGCATTTTCCATAGCTGTTGCAGACATTGCATCTTGTTCCGAGTGCGGATCATCAATAATTAGTAGATCAGCACCACGTCCTGTAATTGCTCCACCAACACCAGCAGCAAAATACTCACCACCTTGCGCAGTTTCCCACCTTCCTGCAGCTTGAGAGTCTTCCTGTAGTCTAGTTTTAAAAATTTTATGATAATCTGGACTATCGATTAAGTTTTTTGCTTTACGACCAAAACGTATTGCAAGTTCACCTGTGTGAGTTGCTTGAATGATCTTTAATTTTGGATTACGGCCCACCATCCAGGCAGGTAATAAGAAAGATGCAAACTCAGATTTAGTATGTCTAGGTGGCATGTTCACTATTAGACGAGTAATTTTACCCGTTGCAAGGTCATTAAACTTTTTTGCTATATGTCTATGGTGCGCACCTTCAATAAACTCGGGCCAAACACATTTGACAAAGGATAAAAAATCGTCTTTCGCTTTATTTTGAATTTTTTTCTCAGCGTGCATTACTTGCAGTTGCCGAAAAGTTTTACGAACGTCTGAAGGAAGCTTACTTATATCTATATTATTCAAATTCATACAAAATTTTTAAAAAATTTTTCGCACCCTTTGTAGGATGTTCAATAAGTTTTTACCACCATTAACTCTCTAAATCAAGCAATTCAACCCAGAGTAGTGGGACCCCTTTTTATTTATTTCTGGGGTCGACCTTTATTCTCGAAGTTTTTTGGAATTGGGTTTGGTACCTCTATTGATGGGGTAAAGCAGGGGCGACGTAGTCGCCCGTGCTTAGTTTATAACTAATCTAACAAGACCATGTAAGCCTCAGCATTGTGTTGCCTAAACCAATTCAAGTCCTTACGAACTTTGTCCCATAGTTTAGATGCACCATAACCAAGTGTCTTATCTTCTATTGTTGCGCTCAACTCATTGATGAAGATTGCATCATGTTTGTTAGCCTCTTCTTTAGTTAACATAATAGATTGTCCATTAAATCTATTACGTCTTTCTTCTGTTCTATTATCTGTATTTGTTTTATTCATATGGTTATCCTACATTATCCATTGTCATTGTCAACTGATTTAATGTGTGTTCTTGTTGCCATATATGGTACTTGTTGATAGTCAGTTCCATTATGTTGATATCTATGACTCTCGTACTTTTCTTTTACAACCTTGATCGGTGTTTCAAGTGCCTCGCGTCTTGGTGCTATTGCAATGATACTTGGTAAATGCTCTCTAATAAAATCATACAAACAATGATTGCCACAAAAATAATCATCATAAGTAATAATTTCTGGTCTACCAGAATAATTATATCTGCCTTGTTTTATTTTAATTGTTCTCAATACTTTATTATCTCCACTTCCTCGCACTCTTGATTGTGTTTCTTTAGTATGGCAACTCGGACCATGACACCAATTATAGTTGCTCATTTTTTTTACTCCTCTCATATGATCTATGCAATTTGTTTTGATGATCTATTGCCTCATTAGTTCCAACAATGCCAAAATATGCAATCGGTATTAATCCGATTGCATAACCTATAAATAATAATAACCAAATTATATCTGTTTCCATTATGCTTTCCTCACAGAATAGTTAACTGCAGTTCTTGGGTGTTCACTATCAATATCCCAAAAGTTATAACATGGAAAACCTTTTAAATCTGTCCATTGTCTTGAAACAAAAGTTTTAAACTTTCCACTCCATTCATCGTAGTATTCGTGTTCATCAACTCCTCTACAAGTAGCAAATTTATTTCGTGATTTCATAAACCATGAAAAGTATTTTATTTGTTGTGCCATATATCCTTTCTTTCTTTCTTTATTTATTTAAGGTTATCCTATCATAAATAGGATAACCTCGTCAAGTGTTAATTTACACTTTCTTGGGCTTGCATATAAGCCAATCTTTCGGCAATCTTCTCCTCTCTTGTTTTCTCTCTCTTGTTCTTCATACCCTTTATTCTATCTGCAAGATTTTTAGGATTGTAGATAGTAAGTCCTGTTGAGTTTGTTCTGATTATTTCTGCCTCGTCAATATTTAAACCAAGTTCAGTTGCAAGTTCTAATGCCTCATCAAGATATTTATAACCTTTTAGACCGACTTTAATTTCTTTCATCTGTTCTAAAATAGAGTTAATCCATTTTTGATGTGCAATTACAAATTGACCTTTGGCTTGTTTCCATTGTATCAACATCATGTATTCTTGTTCATTACAAGCAATAGACCTATCACGACAATAATCTCTACCAATTAAATCAAGTTGATATTTTTCATTCCACTCCTTGCCATAACCTTTGTCATCATTACCAAGATACTTGTCGTTGTTATCACAATATTTTGTTTTGTGTGGGTTGCTATCTTTGCCCTCTTGTTCAATCAAAATATCTGGGTTGCAGTTTTCTTGTGCTTTAAGTTCATCACGAAATAAAGCATAACCATAAGCACTATCTCTTGAAGATGAATAATTATTGTCAGTATCAATACTACCATTTAATCTAAAATCAAAATGGCTTTCAATAGTATCTTCTTTAGTTATTGGATTGTTGTCATAGTCTCTATCTTCTTTTGTTCCAAGATAATGAAAATGAAAACAACTGTCTTTGGCAATCGTACTTACATTTTCAAATTTATTCTGTAAGTGATATGCCATTTTAACATCTTCTGGTGTATAATGTTTTCTTACTATACTTTCAGCTAGTTTCCACGCATTGTCGTTTATGTCAATCTGGTCGGCTTTTAGATTGTCATAGTTTTGTTTTTCAATCGTATCCTCTTGTTCAAGATGTACTCGCATACGATTTGCGATTTTATTTCTGTACTCTTGATTTAGTCTTAGTCGCATTTTATTCTCCTTTTTATTATTTGTTTGCATGATTTGAAATTATCACTTGACAATAGGATAGTCAAGCATTATATTTGATTTATGACTATTAACCCTCTGACAGAATCTCGAATTCATCAAAGGTCTAGTCATGAGATCAGGGGTGTTGAATATCCTAGTTGCAAATAGGGTATTGTAAGAACTCACGATATGGGAATTAACCTCCACGCGTGAACTGATCCCTGATCCTCTGGCGAGGCGTTATTGAAAAATAATTAGCCACCACTCTAGAGCAGGGGATCTGGGATCAGGTTGAAATAATATTGGCCTCTGCCCTGAAGACCGGGCGGGCCTGATCCCTGATCCATTGTGCATTGGCAGATAGCTATGGAACTGCCTAATCGTAGTAATGTCGCAATGGATCTGGGATCAGGTGTTGTAGCTGTGGGAATTGACCCACTATAGTTCAGGTCGCGATCCATATCTGGATGGTCCGGTATTTCTGCAGAGAGAAAGACCCGCCTGCACAGGACAACAACTGATCCCTGGTCTAAGTCAGAGGAGATTGATCATCTTGTAATGGGACGTGGCGTCCGCTGTACTTGGACCTGGGATCAGTAACAGAATCCCGGCCATCACTAGTGGGCAGTTACTGGTCACTTTAGAATGATTCTAAAGTGCAAAAAGAAAAAGAAAGCAACAAGCTTCAAGCGTCAAGCAACAAGCTTGACAGTGACTGTAGGATTTGATAGGATTTATTTAGAAAGGAATAATATGGACACAACACAATTAAAAAGAATAGCAGATGCGCTGGAAGAGATCTTGCGTCTTGTTAAACAAGATATGGAAAAGTATGAAAAAAAGAAACACTAAAAAAACAATAACAGGCTGGTCGCTTCAGGTTACATGGAGCGATGGCAGGGAGGAAACCATCACAGATATAGATAATGAAACGGTCAGAGCTGTTGATACATGCTTAAGTGAGCTAGAACAGGAAAGAGATGCTAACAAAAAATAAAATAAAACAAATAAACAAAGATGGATGGTACTGGGCCGAAGGCCCAGTGGTCATGTGTAATTATGGAGATCCAAATACATTCACCTTCTGCATGTGCAGGAACCACGCTGAGGCCAAGGCTGTTGCTTCAGGGCTCAATGTCCTGGACTGGAATGAGATGCACGAAGAACATGGTGAAATGGTAGAATCAGATACAGAATTTGTCAGAGAAAAGTCACTGTGAAAAGAATTAAACACAATAACCTGTTGCCATGGTTTGCTCAGGATCATGGCACGCTTCCGGCCAGTTACCTGGCCAGCTGTGAAAAGTTTTTTAAAAGCCTGAAGCCACAAGCTTCAAGCGCCAAGCTTGACAAGCTACAAGCCTCAAGCTATAGTAGGATTATAAAGGAGAATAAAAAATGAATACAAAAGAAGCATGGAAACTGGTTGGCGGGCTGTCGAAGCCTGGCAAGATGCCCGGATGGTCAATTGGTATACCTGCAAAAGAATGCAAGACAGGCGTCAAGCTGCAGAAGGTCCCCGGATCTGTCTGTTATGACTGTTACGCCATGAAAGGCTGTTATGTCTTCAAGGTAGTACAAGACGCTCAATACAGGAGACTTAAAGCAATATACACAGCTCCATGGGTCAAGGCTATGGTTCACCTGATCAACAGCAAGAAGCCGGACGTGTTCAGGTGGCACGACTCAGGAGATGTACAGGATCTTGAACATTTAAATAAAATATACGACGTCTGCAGGTTAACACCGGGCAAGCGTCACTGGATGCCAACGCGTGAAGCGTGGATCAAGGACCATCTCGATAGGGCACCTGCTAACCTGGTGATCAGGTTCTCTGCTCCGATGGTGGACCACGAAGCACCTGCCAGCTGGCCAAACACCAGCACCGTGGTGACAGCTCAGGCTACGTGCCCGGCGCCTCATCAAGGCAATCAATGCAAAGATTGTAGAAATTGCTGGAATAAAGAAATAAAGAATATATCATACGGCCAGCACTAATGACATTTCATCACCCAAAATATTATGCTGCCCTCCGGGCAGAGCGAAAGAAGCTTCAAGCTGCAAGCCTCAAGCGTCAAGCATCACCAAGCCAGAATGAGAAGCGATCATCAACACCAAGTTTAGAAAGCTCCAAGCCACAAGCTTCAAGCTCCAAGCAACAAGCATCAAGCTGAGGCCTCAAGCCACAAGCCACAAGCTCATCGATCCTTGATCCAGGGATCAAGAAGTATTGAACAAGTTTCGAGGACCTTTGACCAAGGGCCTCGACTAAGATAAATGTATTCTTAGGATGTGTCTTATGGAAGGCAATTTGATGGGGGGAAATTTTGATTTTATTCCCCTTAGTGCACTTTAATTCTACTGTGAAAAAGGTGCCAGAATTATTATAGCCCAATAGATCAGGAGTGCCGAGAGAGCTAAGGTTTTCAATCCTAATCCAGGAAATATCTTTAGAAACTTTACGAAGTTTTTTATATAATTTAGCTTCTGGACCCATACAGTTTTCGGGGGAATATCGTCATTCATTAAACGTCGTAATGAGTAGATCTTAGCTTGTCAGGTATAAGTAATTTTTTCTCGTTTTGAGGTCTTAAAACTAACCGTAGTGAAGGTTGCCCTATAATCATATGCTCCTGCACTTCCATTCTTTTAATTTCTTCTAGGTGGCCATCAATAGCTACATAAATTTTAGCATGAGAAATAGCATTACCTTGATACTTAGTTTGTCCCATTGTGAACTTACCTAAGAATTCTTGTAGATGTTTTACAAACATTTTAATTCTCCTTGATGGTCTTTCATATATTGACTTTATAGGATAGTTCCCTTAAATTGTCAATATGGGAGTTCCAAAAAGATTAACAGAAATGCAACAAAGATTCGCTGAGTTTTTAGTATTCGGTGGACCTGAGGGACCAATGTCTAAACGTGAAGCTGCTGTCGCAGCAGGTTATTCACCTGACCGTGCAATGCGGGAAGGATCAGAACTAACCAACCCAAGATATTCACCATTAGTAGTAAAATATATTGGTGAGTTAAAAGAAGAAAGACTTAGAAAACATGAAGTCACATACGAAGGACATGTTGCAGAACTCGCTAGGTTGAGAGAAGCCGCTTTAAAGAAAGGAAGTTTTTCCAGCGCTGTAAATGCTGAAGCCAGTAGGGGAAAAGCAGCAGGATTGTATATAGATAGAAAAATAATAAAAACAGGTAAATTAGATGATATGACAGAAGAACAACTAGAAGCAAAAATGAAACAAATTTTAGACGACTACGCACCTCTTTTAAATGCAAAGACTGTTGAAGGTGAGGCAATCGAGACAACTACTCTTCCTGTAAACTCAAAAGAATCAACATCAATACAAGACAAAGAATCATCTAAATCTTCTGAATCTTCCTTACCCATTGACGAGGTATCATCGTCCGATCCCCAAAAGAAAAAGTCCCATCATCTTCCCGATCAAAAGAAGCAAAAAGTTTAATAGATTTATCATCTTTAGAATATAACCAACCTTCATTGATTGGTCTTGCTAATCTCATCTTATCAAACTCTCTGTCAGTAGCCCAGCCAGAGTCACTCACACAATCGATCCACTCCACCCTGACTTTAGGATAAGGTATATCGGGAGTTCCAAATGAGGCGACGGCTTTTCTTCTTTTCTTAGGCATATAAGAGTTGTACCAGATAAATCACTTAATGTTAACAGCTTTCGCGCGCGCGAAAGGCACCACTGGTATGGACATTATATAATGTCCAGTTTGAGAAAAAATGTCCACTAAAATGTCCACTAAAATTGATTATAACTATTGGTATTGCTATCTTTTTTTCTTTTTGGACATAAAGACACTTTTTTTTCATGTTTTTTTTTAATGACACTAAATTATCTCCAGAATCTCTTATAGAAAATGTCCTGTCTAATTTGTACCATAATATTGCCTCAATATTGCCATATTCTCCTTGGCATCAGCAACTATATGTAACAATTTGTCAACCTCGCTTGTAATGTCAATGTGATCTACAATCACAGGTTGTTCACTATTCATGAGATAATCTATTTTTAATAAGGCTTCTTCCATATCAGCTTGATATCTCAGAATTAACGCCTTGTATATCTGCTCTCTCATTTGTCCTCCTTTTTAATTAATGAATCCCCAAACTTGCCAGTAAAGCCCCATGATCCGTGGTGCGTGGTCCATGAGTCCAGGTTAGCGTATATCTTAATATCACAATTTCTAGCAAGATCACAGAAGGCTAGATCTTCACCCATCCACTCATGATCCTTAAAGCTTGTATCCCAGAAATTATACATATATCTATCTATAGCTCCCTTATATCCTACCTCTTTATCCATTTTATCTTGGTGTTCTTTATCAAATTTAATTTTTTTATCAGGATACTTCTCCATCAAAGTTTTAAACACAGATCTATTAATTAACATTAAGCCAGCCGGAGCAGACTTTAACTCTACTAAATCAAAGGGTAAAATTTTAATATTATCAGGATTTATATGTTCAACAGGGTATTTAGTTTTCAAAGGATTTTCTTTTAATCTATAAGGAGTAACGACAATATCTTTTTCAGGCACTAACATTCTTAAACCAGCTTCATGAGAAAACTCTACATCAGCATCAACACACAACATATAATCATACTCAGACGCCATGAATCCTGCAGTCAATAGGTTTCTCGCATGAGTCACCAAAGAAGATTTAACTGATTTAAATATACACTCAACTCCAGACTTAGCTAATACAGCGTACGTGTTGAGGATGGAGACACAGGTCTCTACCTTCATCGTGTCATAACAGGGCATAGCTATAAATACTTTAGGCTTTTTCATTTTGTTTCTAAACCTTGCATCATATTATTATCTTTTAATAAAAAATTTGCAGCGATAGAAATTCGAGTTACATCTGAATTAAAACTAGCTACTGAATGAGTAAGATTCCATGGGAAAATAAAAAACTCTCCAACCTTTGGTCTAAAAGCAAATGAATTTGTGTGAAAATTTTGAGGGTTAGCCATAAAAAAAGATAAACTTGCAGGGCCTTCGCCAGTTCCTTTCCAGTTCTTTTGTTCTTCCTGTATAGGTTCCGGTATATCTAAAAATAATACACTAGACAAATGACAGTTATGATGAATATGTGGTGGGTTAGACTCACCTTTCTTCATAAAATTTACCCACGCGGCTGTGGTTTGTATGTCTGTTAAATCTAAACTATACCAAGTTTTGTAAGCTTGTTGATAAGCTTTTAAATAAGGTTTAATAATTTTAGTATATTCCTTCTGGTCAATAGATCTTTCGTCTTTGATAATTCCAGCTAAGTTCTCACTCCAATTCTCGGTTGCTTTGTTAGTTATCTTTTTTAAAGACTCAATATCACTTGGTCTAACTTTAATTTTAAATAGTAAAGGACCCCAATGGTATATATTATATTCCATAGTCCAGTCCGTTGCACTAATTAACTTTTGTTCTCCACCTTCATGTGTTTCTTTCATTTTTCATCTCCTTAAGTAATTGGTTTAAATCCCCTTGTGTCATTTTAACTTGTTCTTTCTCATCAAACTGTAATTCATGATACATATCTAATCGCTTTAGAAACTTATGTTTCCAAGACCTTAAATCAGCGTCTTGAAACTTGAATTCTTGGTAATATAGGTCAGGGGTACAGACCATAATGATTCCTTGTTTTATTTCTGATTGATAAACGTGGTCATGTGCCATACAATACGCGGCAATTTGTAAAAAATAATCCTCAATCCACTCAATTCTTTTAGGGCGATTCGCTTGCTTAAAATCTACAATGGTATCCATCCCATTGTGGAGGCATACGAGGTCAGTAGACCCAGCGTATAACCCAGGGTAATATAGTGTAACTTCCGAGCCATAATATTCTTCAACAGGGAGTAACCCTTCTTCAATAATTTTTTGGGCCATGGCTTTCGCCTCCTGTCCGAGCCCTGTAAGATCATCGTAGCCAGTTCCGAGTATATGATGTTCCAGGAATTTGTGCATGGCAGTCCCCCGCTTGCTAGATAAATTTTTGATTCGCTCTGCTTCTGTTTCTCCAACTTTGGCCTTCCAGTCTTTTAAAAATTGTTGATTTTTGGTCTTGCCTAATATCGTAGTTACACTTGGAAGTCTAGAACCATTTATATCATAGGTCCTTGATCCTTGGTCCGTGATTTGTGTACCAGTAATATATTTAAATTTATCAGATTTTTTTAATCTTTGAGGCATACCAGTATTTTTCCAGTGTTCTCGTAAGTCGTTTTCATCCATCATTAAAAACCATTCCTATCAGCTACCTCTTCTAACAATTTTTTAGTCGCATCTAGCTTTTCTTTCTTAGTCTTTTTTTTAAATATTTCATCGTATCTTTTTCGGTACAAATCTGTGGAAACCCTTGATTTTCCATCCCATTTTCGACCTTTGTTTTTAGGTATCATAATCCCCAATAGTATTTTTAAGTGGTTGCCATTGATTTTCTCCAACTTTTTTTAAACTATTTAGAGGGACTTGAGATGATATATTTCCAGACACAGAGATTCTTTCAACATCAGCTTTAAAAGGAGCTACAAAATGTTTTAACCACGCAGGGAAAATAAATATATCTCCTTCTTCTGGGAAATGTGATTGATAAGTAATGGCCTGTCTATTTCCTTCACCATAAATAAAACTAATTCCACCAGGTCCAGAACTTCTACCTTTATAAGCTTTAAATTCTTCCTTAATTTCTTTAGGAACTTTTAAATATATTACAAATGATAAATCATCTGCATGATCATGAGGTGGATTGAATTCATTTTTTCTTTGATAGTTTATCCACATTGCTCTTAATAAATAACTTGGAGGTTGTTTAAATGGTACGCCTTTCCATTTTTCAAATATTCTAGTATACAGTTTTAAAAATTCATCTACGTATGGAAGTAATACATCATAATCTCTAAACCTAAATTCTTTTTGTATGATACCCGCTAGTCTGTTTTGGTAATCATACTCTTTGGTACTAGACCCCTCTCCTTCTTTTAATAATAAATTTTTAAATTCATCTGTAATTCTTAACTTAGCTACACATGGTCCCCAAGTTAAAAGTTGGTATTCTAGCTCTGTTGTTTTGTTTTTTTCTGTCATTCTAATGCCATTGCCTCTCTATATTGTTGTAAACTCACCACCTTATCATTAAATACATAGTCTGGCGAGTAATGATCTATGACTTGTTCTATCTTATGAAGCTTAACTTGCGCATAAGGCCATAATAAACGGGCTGTATAATAACACTCTCTAAACGTACATCTCCAACGCCATTGAGTTTTATATTTGGTACCATTTTTACGGACACCTTTAATATTTCTTTTAATTACAGTTCCTACATTTAAAGTTTCATGTACCCAACGAATCACAGCTTCATCGGTCATAGCTATCTCCATACTAATACGCATACTATTAGATATTCTGTAACCTGGTTTACCATTGTGCTTCTTTTTCTTTTCAGGACCTCTTTTTATGTGAAGACTACCTTCTCCATCAAAGAGTCCAGCTATGTATGCTATATTATTTTCTGATATCATAAGTTATTATCTTTTTCACTATCGTAGTCCATGGGTTTAAATCATAATCCATTTTAGTGCAACTTGTTAGAAATATCACCATTATCGTTATCACTAATAGCGTCATTGCTACTCTCATAAAACTCTCCTTCCGAATCACAGTCCCAGCATTGGTGAACTGTTTCCCCCCATTCTGTGCCCACCTTCAGGTAACCATTACCTTTACAGGTAGGACAGATGTGTCTACGTATTTGCTTTACTTTTAATTTTGCCATTTAACTTTTTTGCTTTCTCGTTTGCTAAACATTCTACAGTCTTACTAATTGATAATTTTGCATCGGGTAATAATACCTTCGACAAAGAGATCAAAGTCTTGTATGTTTCATGCGTTAACGAAACGTTTCTATATTTTGTTATATCGGTCATTGTGTCCTTTCATTTATTTCTGAGCAATATATAGGAGTAATAGGAGATTTGTCAAGATGAAATTTATATTAACTATGATTATTTGTACCAGTGTTTATCAACAGTGTTTAGATCCTTTTCCTATGCCGGAAGTATATCCCACTCATTACGAATGCCTTATGGCAGGTTATAAAGAGGCTATGAAAAAAGCTAAAGAGATAGGACCACCAGATGTAAATAAGTATGGGACTATTATAAAATTTTATTGTAAGCAAGTTCCACACACCAATACGTAATTGACAATGTGTCCAAATTGTGTTAAAGGCTAAGACTTCTCACCACAATAACCTATCACTTATTCCCTCTTGTGATAGGTTTATTTCATTTTCTTTTGTGTAATATTACCATCATCGTCGATCCACAATTCGTATGTGGTCTTACCATCAAAGTAATATCCGTGTAATGTTTTCTTTTTCATAATTCATACAACCCCTACAGTTTCCGTGCACGTACTCCTGCAGGAGCAAAGGCTCCGAGGCTACTGGCATGGGACGAACCCTTAGCCAGATTATCGCTTGACGTACAGGGAATAGCGCGAGGCATTATTTGGACGCCGGTCCTTTTCAATTTTATCTGCATACACATCCAATCATAGTTCCACTACCATCTTTCATGATGTGTAAGTTTAAAGTGTCAACATAGCCGGTTAATTTCAACCGAAGAATGTCACACAGATCAAAACAACTTAGTTGAGCTTGATCTAGTAACATTATTTCTTCCATTATCTGCTTGGATACTGGAAGAAGTTGATATAAACCGTCGTTTAGGATAATAAGTTCCATTTTCAAACTCCTTTATTAATTGATACCATTCAGCTTTGTATTTCAGATTCTTCGTTCGATTCCAATTTCGAGCCGCTTCGTCTATTTTTTCCAACAGGTTCATTTCTACTCCTTCCCCATTTAATAATTCTATCAAAATTTCTAGTTTTTAATTTTATCTTAGGACCATACGGTTTCCAGGCTTCGGACATAAGATTTAATTCTATAACTAAATTAGTCCATTGTTTTGGAGTTATATTTGTTACTTTTATATTTATTTCTCTATCTTTCATTCTGTATATATAGGATATCTAGGGATATTTGTCAACCTCTTTTTCCACGATATTTACCCATTCTTTTTTCGTGTTTATTTCTGTTCTTTTTGTGACGTCCAGGACGTTTTTTAGGCTTGTCACGTTTAGGCTTGGTACTAATACCAAACTTAGCTCTTTTACTCATTAAATTGTCTTATATTAATTTGATCTTTGCCTGTAACGTGAGGCATATAACTAATTTTACCATTAATCTTTTGTTCTAAATCACTACCACATGTAACACATCTAAATATAGTTTTATATATAGAAACAAAAATACTGTCTTCAGTACAGTACGGACATTTTCCATTTACTACTTGTGCTTGTATATTAATCTTGTCGAATGTTGTCATATTTCTTTTTTCTCCTATAGGCTTTCTTATTTTTTATCACAAGTTGACGATAACGTCTATCTCTTAAAATCTTTGCAATTGGATTCTTTTTTTGATTCACTATTTTGTTAACAGAGTAAAGATAACGTAAGCCATACCTGTAATTAAAGCTCCTACAGACACTAATAAAATGCTTTCTACTCTATTAATTTGTCGCTCTAATTTTAAAATTTTATCATGAGTTTGTTTTTGCATTATTCTACAAAGCTTTTCATGAGATTCGATTCGTTGTAATGCGTCTTGTTTAGCCATGATTAGTCTAATATTATTGCTTTTATGGACTTTTCACCCATATATATTTCAGTCTTTGCTTTACCCTTCCAACATTTATAAGACACAGTTTCACTGTACTGTCTCTCCGCTTCACGTTTCCCGCGTAAACATTGGGCCATTGAGGCTTGAATACGATGTTCCTTAATTTCTCCGTTTACGAACATTAATAATCCTATCACCGCTTCGATCATTGATGACTCCCGTTTCCATTTTTATAATGTATTTCTCTGTTAGCGTCTTTTAATTCTTCTATATCTTCTAACACTTTATCCATTTGTTTTCTTAAAAATTCTATGTTGACTTTGTTTAAAGCCATATTCTCAATGTGTGCATTTAACTTATCCACGGACTTGTATAAATCCTCGATCATCATAAATTGCTCGGAATCTGCAGGAAGCGAACCAAGTTGGCCCCGTGGCCATTTGATTCTAAACTCTGTATTCTCTGTCAAGTCTTTTGTCATTAACTCTACTTGTGTTGAAAGTTTGTTTTGAGTCTCAATGATACCGAAGTAAGCCCAGGTTCCAATAGCGACCATACAAATCAAAGACGCTACCGTCTTCATCGGCATTTGAACTGCTGCTTCTTCTGAAATTTTAAGTGCCATTATTTCCAGCCTCTCTTAGCTAGTTTAGGTTTTCCTTTAATTAAACCACCTGTTGAGTTTAACGTTCGTGGTTTAATGAGTCCAGGTAAATTTTTACCATCGTAATCTTCAATACGTATAATAGGACCATCCGATCTTACTAAAAATTGATATTTTCCTGGTCTATATGTTCTAGGTTTTCTAGGTTTTTTCTTTGGCATTAATTATAGTTATACCCCGTGCTAGGAGCATTTCCTTCTTGTAATTTTTTAAATAATTGTTCGTGTTGTTCCATAATCTCTTCATCAGAATCCATCATACGATCCATCTTATCTTCTAATTTTTCTACTTGTCTTTCAAGTTTAGAAACTTTGTCTAGTTGTACTGCTTGATTAGTAGAAAGATCAAACGTTCTAGTAAGAGTCCAGCCAGCTAACGCCAGTAGAATTCCAACTAATAATGTCATTAATTTTTCAATCATACTTTACTTCGTTTTCAAAAGACATGTCTGTGGCATGTTCTTTTTGATATTTGTAAGTTCTCTTTCCACATTTACAATTATCACAAGTGCATACACCATAATCATCTGCATGAAGATCTCCACTGCAATGACAATCACAATGACAATTTTTACACTTACTCATCTTTTTCCTCCACGTCATAAAAAAACTTATCAGAGTCTTCTGTTTTCCATTTCATATCATCCTCAACATTCCATTCACTCGTTTGTACCTTCCAATCAAATGGGATTTCATCCTTAACTGTAAAAGATGGAATGCTCCATATAAGTCTATTGTTTGGCTGAGCCGCATAGTTGCCGTTTTCTAACGCAAGTATGTGAGCGCACTTATGTTCGTGCGGAATTTCAGAATGATCTGTATCTACTATATTACTCTCTGGATGCGCCCAGTCAACAGTAAATAAATAAGCACCTTTGTGCCATTTTTTATCTTTACCTAAAAATTTTCCTGATTGTCCGTCTAAAAAATCAAAACTAGTAATAGCAGGATAATAACTAAAACAATTCCAGAGTTCCAATTCATCAAGTCTTTGAGGTGGAACAGTTTCCGGTTGAAAGCCACGTTGAATAAAGGCCGAAATAGGCAATCTATAGAAGACAGCACCATTTTCCATAATACAATGAAAGAGGATAGGACGTCCTGTAATAGACGCCACCCCGAAAATAATACAATCTTCAACCTCTCCATGATGTCTGGTAAGGTCATAAAGATATTCTCTCCTGATCTGTGCATACATCACAGGTATGTTTGCATTTAGATAGGCCATACATAATTAAAATATGATTGCGCCTAATACAAAACCAACAACACCACCTATAATATATTCTCTGTGCATAAGCCAAGAGTGTTCAATATAATCTTTAGCTTTTTCTATTTGTTTGTTCATAGTTTCCTCCTATTTTATATTACCCCAATTGGGTCCAGATTCATAGTCTACTTTATTAGGAACTTCAAGTGAAACCGCGTGTTCCATTATCTCTTTAATTTTTTCTGCATTGTCACTTACAGATATATCCAATTCATCATGAACTTGGATGTGTGGAGTAATTCCTTCTTTATATAATTCAATCATCGCCTTCTTTGTCATGTCAGCAGCTGATCCTTGTATTAATCTGTTTAAAGCTTTGTAAGTGTACGCACGTTTAATCCCTGGTCCGTGTTCCAAGAGCGCTGCATCATGTGGCAATGCCTTATGGATACCGAACTGAGTAGGTTCCCATAAGTGAAACCTGCACAATCGTCCAAGTAAAGTTCTTATTTGTCCTCTATCTTGAGCGCGTTGCATTACATTATCCATTAATCTTTTTACAAATGGAACTTTGTTATGATACTGCCGGAACAATCCATCAGCTTTATCTTTACTGATACCAAGTTCAGCTTGTAATTTATTTTTTCCCATCCCGTAGAACAGTCCAAGATTTATTGTCTTAGCCTGTTCACGAGGGATCTCAGCCATGTCTGCCACGATAGTATGGAAATCGGCATCGCCTTTATTATAGGCTTCCAATACCTCGTCCACGCCATAGAGATTCTGTAAAGTTGCATAATGTACTACCAACCTAGGCTCTTGTTGAGAATAGTCAAATACACCCCATGTATGGCCCTCCTCGGGTATAAATAATGACCTAATCCGTGGTCCAAGTTCCTTGTTCCTAGCAGGAATTTGCTGAAGGTTCGGGTTAGAATAACTAAATCTCCCGGTTACTGTTCCTCCATTATCTGATCTAAGTTGATTAATTTCTGCATGAATTCTTCCTTTGTGATTATGTTTTAATATGGTATCAATAAACGTGGTATGCGCCTTGTTTATTTCTCGAGCGCGGGCGATTCTTTTCACCAGCGGGTGGGGGTGATTTTGAAGAAAGTTTTTTGTAAATGATGGAGAATTTGTTTTTTCGGTGCGGTCAAATGGTAGGCGAAGTTTTTCAAAAACTTGCGCAATACTCCTCGCTGCCCATATTTGGATATCTACTCCAGTTTCTTTTTTTACTTTTAATAAGCATTCTTTTTCTTCTGATGATAGGTTGTCTTTTAATTGGTGAGCTGCTTCAACATCTACTCGAACTCCTAAAAACCGCATATCTACGAGGCAAGGAAAAAGTTCTGTCTCTAAATCAAAAATAGATTGTATATCTTGGTGTAAAATTTCTTTTTTAAGTTCTTGCCATAACTCTAAAGTTATCTCTGCATCTTTTTCTGCGTATGCGCCAACATAAATGGCAGGTAGTTTATACATTTCTGCTTTAGGGTCTACTCCCCATGATTTTGCTGCGTCATATAGAGCTGATTCATCTTTACCTTTACCTATATATCTACGACTACAATTATTTAAATCATAACGCATTTGATTTTCATCAACAATTGCTGCAGCAATCATAGTGTCTACAATTTTTCCATTAATACTTAAACCTAGCGACCTGATCCAACAAACGTCATACATGGCGTTATGAAATATTTTTGTGGCTGGTGTAGATAATACATCTTGAAACCATTTTAAAACTTTTTTACGATCCATATTACCACCACCTTCGTGAGCAATTGGATAATATCCTGACCAATCTTTAACAGCTATCGCAATCCCGGTTACATCTCCTCTACCTGTAACATTACCTGATCCCATTTTTACTAAATCAGGATCTTTAGTTTCTAAGTCAATTGCAATTTCAGTATGTTTAGATAAATCTGGAAATTCTGTTGGTGGTAACCATTCAGTTTGTGGTTTAAAAAGAGGGATTTGCATTACTTAATAATACCCCATGAATTCTTTTTTTCTTTTATTTCTTCTTTCACTTCTTTAGGATAGTCTCTATCAATCGCCATGTCAATATAATGTTTTGCTTTTAATAAATCTTCTTTTTGATTTTTCTGTTTATGTCTACATAAATATTTTATTGCGTTGCCCTCAGCAAAAGGAATATTATTTCTGTTAATAAATTCTGATGGTTGAATAACCATAGACCTATAGTGATCACCGCCTACTTGCTTTTTATATATTTTATCACTCATAATTTTCCATTGGATATGCTTTTTCATAATCTTTAGGTCTTATAATATGTAAATTTTCTTTGGTTCTTGTTGCACCTACATAAAATAATCTTGTTTCATCATCAGGGTTTTTTCTAAATGATCTATTTGTATTAGTAGTTAGATCAGTTAATAAAACTACATTAGGTCGTTCTCCACCTTTAACACTGTGTATAGTAGATAAATGAATTCTTGGATTTGCTTTTAAATTTTCACCATTTCTACGCATACTTCTAATGTAATTTTTTCTTCTAAAATTTAAATCATCAAATGCTTCATACCAAACTGCATCAGTTTTTAATCCATAGTCTTTTAATTGAGATAAATTATAATAACTTTCTTTAGCCATTCCTTTAAGTTTTATTTTAGTTGCATGTTTAGGAGTCATATAACTATATATTCTTTCTACTTGTTTATAATTTAATGGAGTTCCTTTTCTTGCTAACTCCCAATCTGCGGCAGCTTCTGATGCATCTTTCTCTGGCATTTTTTTAAATCTATTTTCAAAATACCAACCTCGTTCTCTTATTTCATCTTCTATATTATCTAACATGTGACGAGTTCTCGATAAAACATACCACTCACCTGAAGACATATCTAAATCTTTTATATCATCGTGAAATTTTAAAGACCCTTGATGATCTCGCGGCGCCCATTCTTTATATCTTCTATTAGAAACTCTCTTAATAATACCTAAAGCAAAATCATGAATAGCTCTTGGTATTCTTCTTGATTGTGTAAGATTTAAAAGTTTTCCTGTTTGTGCAATAAAAGAATCTACATCAGCACCAGCCCATCTAAATATTGCTTGGTCATCATCGCCGGCGATAAAAGAATCTTCTGTATTATTCCATATTTTTTTAGCCATGTCCCATTGCATTAAAGATAGATCTTGTGCTTCATCAATAAATACAACATCAAATTTAGGACACTTGTCTGATTTAATAAACTCTAATATCATGTCATTATAATCTTTAAGAACGTTTTCTTTTTTATATCTTTCTAATTCATGGGCTAAATGAACTAAAGTTTTGTATTCCACTTCTGTATTATGTTCTCCCATTTTTAATTGTTGCTCTAGTGTTATATTTCTAAGTTTAGCTAAATGAATAAGTCTTAAGTAATCACTTTTAGTTGTAAATATACCAGTCTCTTGATCATCAAATTCATTATAATCTAAAAAAATATTTAATTTGTTACCTAGATCTTCGTAATGTCTTTTCTGCATTACTTGATCTTTATTGTATCCAAGTTTTCTAAATGCTAATGAGTGTAAAGTTCTAAAATAAGGAAGGTCATCTTCTGTATAATTAAATTTATCCATTGCTCTTCCTTTAGCTTCGTTGGCAGCTTTCTTGGTAAAAGCAAAGTATCCTATTTTGTCAGGATCAGTATCTTTTAAATAATCTTGTACTTTATTTAATAAAGTATATGTTTTTCCTGTACCTGGTGGTCCTAATACAATTGTTTTCATTTTAATAAATCTTCTACGTTTTTTCTAATACTAGTTTTAAATTTAATTTCATCAGAACTGAGCTTATGATGAGCAATGGGGTCTACCATTTCATACTCTCTGTACTTTTCATGAAAATCAAACCACGATTCTTTCCATCTGTTTCCATTGAGATTATTTTTGAATTGCCATCCAGTTATTGTAACATATTCTATTAAACTACTTTCGTAATTACCTTGTTCTGGATATATTTTAGAAAAAAACTCTTCTTCGTTTATTTTTAAAGTATTAACAAATTTTAAAAAAATAGTTTTAAACTCTTTACCATCTACATGATGAGCATCCATCCGTGGGTCAATGCGTGGTCTATATCCTTGACTTTTTTTCCATTCTATTTTTGGTGAGGCAATTGCATTCTTTAAAGCTTGCATTACTGCAGGTTTGGGTAAAGCACTTTCATGAACCAAACCAGTTTGACCCGGAAAACAAATACATCTAGCAACAGAAAAATTAAACATTTTACCAGAACCTATGTCTTCCATTAATTCTGTATAAGGAGTTCCATCTGGATTAGTAAAACTTACTTTACGATCTACCACCCTAAATGTTTGCCTTCGAGAAAAAGTAGGTTTCTCTGTCCAAAACTCAAAAGTTTTTTCTCCAAAAACAGGACCGAGTACAGTTTTTATTTCATATATTTTATCCCTATTAGCATGCCAAATATCTTGCACCATATTTGGTTTTAAAGGAGAATAATAATATTTATCCATCATTTCTTTCATATATTTTTCGTCGTCTCCTGTTAGAACATGTCCTTCAAACCATAATTTTTTTCGCTCGTGAAATAATTTATAACAAGCATTCTTGTATTGAGGTTCGCTACCCCATATTGAAAATTTTTCTAGTTTAGCCATTAGAAAGGTACCTCCTCTTTTAGTTTCTTTTGTGTAAATTGATCTTCTACTTTGTCAAATATTTCTACTTTCATAACCGATGGTTTCTTTTTACCAATAACCATTCTTCCCTCATCACATCCACAATGTTCTTTTAACATCTGTTGAGTAACTTGATAGTCTTCCTTCCATTTTTTCTTAGTTAAATGTCCATGAAAGAATCTATGAAATGTAAACACATGCTTGCCATCTTCAGTATAAACTGCTCCATTTAAAATATCTTTTTTAGTAACTGATCCAATTGATCTTTGAATACAGTAATCTTCTAAATGATTACCTAGTTGATCTATCTTAGAAGAGCCAACTGGTGCCTCTACTTCTTCAATTGCTTGTAGAAGTTGATCAACATATGATTCAAATTCTTTTGTAGTAACTCTTTTCGGTTTTTTATTTATTTGTTTTGCTACCGTTCTTCTAAATAATCTTTGTTCCATTAGATAATCTATTGTATCTAACTTAACTCTTTCTCCATCTACATTGACCCAATAATAAGGTTCATCTAATAAAATTTTTTGTAAATCAGTAAGTGAAGGAAAGACTGATTCTCCTCCTATACCAAATTCTCTAGTTCTACATAAATTTTTATCACAATGATTACACATCGGCTCTTCATTGCATTTAAAACCTAAATCTTTTCCATCATTAAATTTTATTTTACCTTGAACTATTTTATCTTCTAGTGGTCCTTCAGGATGTTTTTCAAAATATTTATAATTAAAAGCATTTATTTTTGATTGCCAATTTTCTGGCCACTTTCTTTTTGCATATTGTATATATTGATAAATTATCCTGTCTCTTCCATCTTTAATGTCTGTTTGTGTTAATGATTCTAAACAAGGAGGCCCGTCAGAAAATTCTGATTCGGGCCTCTCTACTTTTATGGAACCAACATCTAGTTGTTTTACATTTTTATAGATCCCATAAAATTCTTCTAAACTTGCTGCGGTACCATCCTCTTTAAATGCATACCTGGTTGTATTATCCCCATTAAAATATGGTAAATTTAAAAAATTTCCGGTATCATCTTGCGATTTTAATTCTATTTGTTTTGGAAATACTTCTGCTCCTCCATAACCCAATACTGCACTGATAGATAAAAGTTTATCTCTTACTATTTTTGCTTCTACTGGAACTTCAGTAAATAAAAATACATGAGCCCCTCCCGATTTAGATCGGAATACTACCAATGGTAGTT